CAATCAGGTTCTTGTTCGTATCGAGCTTAGTTGCAAGCTCCTCGTCCAGGAACAGTAGACGCGCCTCCTCCATCACGTTCTTCTTGAAAGCGGTGGTCTTTAGCTTCTTCTGAGCATCCACATACCTCTGCTTCTTCTTCTCAATCTTACACATCTCACAGGGCTCGGCAGGCTCCTCACCCTTCTTCTTGCTTCCACCACAAGAGCACGGCTCCGTAACCTCCTTCAAGCGTCCCATCGCATTCTCCTTCTCCACAAACTTCTTCCAGACATCGCTGGACAGCTTTGCAAGGAGACCAACGCCTTTCTTGGTGAGGCGCCACACGTGACCTACGAATCGATACCATTCATTCTGACCATAGTCTGAGCACTTGAATTCATCTCGGAACATCGCAAAGACCACGCGAGCCATATCGTGCTCCGTCATCGTCTTTGTGGCCTCCTCCACCAGCTCCTCAATGTTCTTCATCTCAATCTTGTCGTACTCACCTGGGTTGTCCATGCGAGACCACATGCGGAGACTGCGCTCTGACAGAACCGGACCATTCGTGCGGAAACTAAAGCTGTCCCACTTGGATTGTGCAAGGCGCGGGTCATAATCCTCATACTGGGCGCTGAAGTCATAGAACACCGTCTCTAGGGAATCTGGATGGATGTTCTTGAGGCAGATACCCGTGTTGATCCAGTCCTCATAGCTCGTATACCTGAAGGAGGCAAGGTTCATTACGTGATCGCGGTAATAGCAGATCATGTCGTCGGACAATGGCAGACGGTAAGTGTTTCGCTCTGGAGTGGATGCACGGGATCCACGCTTCTCACCCTCCTCACGAGCCGCTGCACGTCCACGCTGAGCACCCGTAGATGCACGAATCTCCTCCTGCTCCTTCTTCTTTTGAAATCGGGAGTTTGCCTCCTCAGTCATTGGAGTTTCGCTTGAAGGGCTGGCGCGGATAGTAAGCTTCTTGAGAAGATCCGGCGTCACGTGCCTCGGGACATTGTCATCAATGCTCATCTCATTCGTCTCCGGGTCCCAGTCCAGAATGTACTTGATCTGATACGGCGTGCCTTCCTTCTTCCTGGATCCAAGCAGGGTCCAGTTAGACGTGTGCGTCAGCGGGGAGGGATCATACACTTTCTCCCATTTGTCGGAAAGCGGAAGCTCCGGAAAGAACTCGGGCATTCGCTTGAGCAGGACCCTGCGAACCTCCTCCTCCACAAAATGATTAGTCTTCAGATTAGGAATCACGACGTGAATACCAGACTTTGAATAGTCGGGCTTGTTCTTAGCCGGATCTGCAGGGTAATATGTTGGCTCCGGCTTCTCAGAGACATAGATCTCCACGCTCTCCGGAACAATCAGAAACTTCTTGACCTCGGTCATATATGCCTTCATGAAGTTAACCACCTGAGTCTGCGTGTGTAGATGATCGTCAAGCTTGCCAACATACTTGAAATCAAGATCAATGCGCATCGGACCAATTGTCGTGCTCTTCTCGGTCAGATTTAACTGACCCTTGTCGCGAAGGTAGTCGCAATACAGCCTATAGAACTCATCCATATCGTCCTCTGCAATACGCCAGGAACCCGAAGTTCCCTCCATACCGTTGTGGGTGTCCAATCCACTTCCCTTTTCGGACTTGCGAGATTTCTTATCTAAATCGGTGTCTTTCCCCGTACCATTGAGGAAATCTGAAAGCTTTGACTTAAGCATCCTGTGATAAATAGGGCCGATTAGTTTGTGGCAAACTTTCCATTTTGAACGCGGGTCCCCCTTATAAAAAATGGAACTCCTTATAGACAAGGAGACCTAACTACACAATGAAGTTCTGTAGTCAATGCGATAATATGATGTATAGCATCGAAGAGCGAGATGGGTCAGCCTTTCTCAAGTGCCGTCAGTGTCCTTACGAGGAGCAGATTACCAGGGACACTCCCGTAGTGTATGATCACGACCTCTTACAGGATACATCAATTCAGTATTCAATTAACCCGTATCTCAAACATGATCCGACACTTCCTCGATTCGCAAATATGAAGTGTCCTAACATCATGTGCTCTACAAAGGGAAAGGAGTCCAACATTGTAGGCATCAAGTTGGATGCCAAAAATGTGGTTTGGATGTATCAGTGTGCAGTCTGTGATGCTACATGGAAGCAGAGTGCTAGGGGGCCTTAACCAGTCACCTTTGTATCAATACGAGCCAGTTGAGGTGTTGGAGCATATACACCTGACCATTTAGCAGCAGTCTGAGGAAGACCACCTACTTGCTGGAACTTACCGGAACTCAAAGTTCCCGAACGAGTAACCGCAGATAAATTTTTAGGTTGGTTGACATATCCCACTCCGACAAACGGGCGAACGCGAGGAATCACACCATTGACAGCGATGACAGATGCATTTCGCGGTGTTATAATTGCGGCTGCCTGACTTGCAAGAAGCTGAGCATTCATGATGGACTGTGTGGGGACAACCTGGTCGCTGGTCTGAATCTTCTTAGGGATCGCGCCGTTGCGGTAGGACTGCGACGCAGCCTGCATCTTAATAAAGTTAGTGTAGTCGGACGCCGAGAGGTTAGGCATTTGTGATTACTTGAGGAAAATACGCCCACCGGCAAATGCAGGCGACGTCCATCTTGGAGTTGCAAGGACACTTCCCCTTCCAACGAACTCTGCCTTAGCGATCGGTCCAATGTCGTATTTGACAGGTGCTACGAATGTTCGTGACTTTTTCTCCGGGTCTGTCACGTAAGTTGCAGCAACACGTGCAAGTCGCGTAAGATCTGACGGCTGTGTAGGTATAATCGGCATTTATTATCTATAGTTGCAAAAGTTTGGTGGCGGCAGGGTCTGCTTCACGTGATCGAAATACTTAGGAAGGATTCGATGGAAGATTTTTCCCATTACTTCGACCCACTCCAGTGGATACTCTTTGCTTTCGTTGTAGCATGATCCATCGGTTGCAGGATGCTCCTTCAAGTCTTCCAGCTTGGAATCTAGTAACTTGTTGACCTCATTGAACCACTCTTCGGTCAGTGCTGTCCGCGGGCGACAGATAAATGCACAACAGATCACCAGCTGTCGCCAAATAGGTATGTGCGGTGACCAACCGACAGACCACTCACCCAGTTCCTGGGATCCGTTAATCCAGTCGGTGTCATCAAATGCAGAAACCCACGAATCCTTCACTTCTTTGATATCGACATATCCACCGCCGTGAACGTGCATCATATAGGCTCGGATGTAATCACTCTTGTGGTTGAGCGAAAGATACTCATATGCCGGATGAAGGGGAAATTCCGGTACAATAAACTCGTGAAGGTTCTTGGACGTGATCAGAACAACCGGTACGCCGATGTTAACACGAATTGATTCAAGACAACGAATCCGATTGGGTGTCATTTCATTCTCCCCTGTCCAACAGCAATAGACCACGCGAGGGATCTCCATACTCCACACTGTTAAAATGGACAAAAGAAGTCCAACGCAAGAGTAAGTATGGATCTCCACCCTGAAGTTAAGCCTGTATTCCGAAAGGAGGTTGCAGAGATGGTCAAGCAACCAAGAATTACGCAGCCGTTCTTTACCAAATACGAGTATACAGCTCTGATTGCCACACGCGCTCAACAGCTTGCGGAGGGCGCGAAGCCGTTGGTGGATCTTAAGGGACTCAAGACATCCGACCCCATGTTTCTGTGGACGGTTGCCAAATTAGAAATTGCGCAGAGGAAGTTGCCATATATTATTCGGCGCCAGCTTCCCAATAATACATCAGAGTTTTGGAGCGTTCAAGAAATGGAAATCATGTGGTAGATGATTTTAAATGGGTGTAGATTGGTGTGGACTAGAGGCAATCTTGCTCTCTCTTAAATATTGTACATCCAAACAAAAAGCACTCACGCTTGGAAGACAGTGGATTTTTCTGAATGATGATCAAATAACAGCACTTTTTTCAAAATATGGAGTTCAGTACATAAACCATGACTTAAAAGACTTCAGTGAGTGTTTATTTCAGCATTTAGGATTTGAAAGTGTATTTTCACTTGACAATTCTTCATATGAAGGAGCATCGATCATCCATAATATGAATAAGCCCATTTCGCTTGACCAAAAATATAACTATATTTTCGACGGAGGAACAACTGAACATATTTTTAATGCACCACAGGTCTATGAGAACATTATCAATATGTTAGAGGTTGGAGGTATGTTTTGCTCTATAGTTCCTAACAATAACTGTTCCGGTCATGGAATGTACCAGTTTAGTCCAGAGTTCTTTCTTTCAATTTTTACTGAAAAATATGGAATGGAGATCAAGCATCTATACCTGATTCGCTATGGGGATTATCTAGAGAACAGTATTGATGTGAATGGGTATAAGAGCGCTCATATGAAAGAATTTGGACGAAATAATGCTAAGTTCGATACATCAATCCACGTAATGATTGTAACAATTGCACAAAAGATCTCCAATGAACGAGTCAGCTTACTTGAGGATCCACCCAATCAATATAGTTACGAGAACCATTCTTGGTAATTACTTGACAGCAATTGCAACTACGAGTGCCAATAGCATATAAATAAGTCCTTCGTTCCATCCATGAGCAGGGCTAAAGAAAGGAGATCCAAACATATCTGCAAATCCACCACCAACTGTGTGGAGCAATGCAATGATCACAATTACAATAAGTAACCACTTTTTGAATGTGCTCATTTGTTATTCACCTGAGAGTTTAGCCAGGTCCTCGGCTGATGGAGGAAACAGAAGCAGTGGAGGGACTTCCTGAGGAGGGTTAAGCATTCGAGGGGGATCATGCGTTAGAATCTTCATAGCCATAGAGAGATCGATTGACTCACTTGGAGTAAACCGAGCATTAACCTTTGCCACATCAGAATCAATCTTCTGTTGGAGACGATTTGGTGTCGCCGTGATGTATGCAAACGCAATAATGACTGCAATTACAAGGGCTGCCAGCAGCCATTTCTTAGGGATCTTCATTGTTCTTCGGGCAGACAAGAAAAACGGAAGCGTGTTCATCAAGATAAGAGAAGACACAATGGATTTTCCTATTCCTATTCGATGCTACACGTGTAATCTTCCTATTGCGGGTAAGTGGAAAGAGTTTCTCAGACTTGTTGCGAAGTATCGCAAGGAGGATGGGCGAAAAGAGAATGATGATTTAGTATATCTTACTAAGACGACTACCGTCACTGCTGAGGGGAGGGCTATGAATGATCTTGGGCTTAGGCGAGAATGTTGTCGGCGACACCTCTTCACTCATCCGGGCGTGTAAACAATCTTTACAGTATTTAGTCTTTGTTAGTTCAATGCAACTACTTCTAGCGCAGTATGAAATATTTGGGATGCGGATCCGCAGTTTTACCCGCTCCATTTCTTTTTTACCTAGAGGATAAGAGTAAATGTCGTCTTACAGTGAATACCTTGGACGTATGAAACAGCGAATGGTCACGATCACGGATACACGTCCTCATCGCGACGCAGGACACCAGACTGAGATCGTTCGCCGTCTTGCTGCATCTGGAAACCTGGAAACCCGTGTCGCCAATACTGCCTGTGCTCTTGTTTTGAATGCACCCTCAACTCGTTCTGAAGCCGGATACTTACACGGTGGTGGTCATACAGTTCAGGATGCCCCGATGTATGCAGAATACACTGCAGGACAGGCGGTTGCACAGGGTGAAAAGAGATCTAATGCAAAGGCCTCGCAGATCACGAATACAATGCCGTGCCTGTCATCCTCTCAGCTTCCGGAACTCAACGATAAGCTTGCAGCAGATGCTGAATTGTCCAAGATCCAGGCAGCTCGTCAGACATATGGCAATGGATATTACAGTAACTGCTGCTTGACATGTAAGAAGTCCCTTCTTGCTGGACCTTGTAACTGTCGTCTGACTGTTGCACAAGCGGCTGGATTGAAGAGCACAATACAGTGGCCTCATACGGCTGATCCTAACGCTTAAAGATGATAGAGTAAGTTAAGTATGTTGACGGTGTATACCTACAAAATACCCAAACCATCTGGTTGTTTTGATTTATCAATTCTTCCACTTGACAAGTGGATGGAAACCGTTCTAGATATAACCGCACATCAGACAACTGGTATTCTTTGGTTTGGATATTTAGATGGGTGGATGTTGACTCCACATGAAGAAGTTGTGTTACGAAAAGCGATCCGTCAGTTTGACTGTATTTTAATAACACAGTTCCCATTTTCACTGTCTCAGGCCTGGAAAAACGAAATCGATTGGGTCTACACAGTTGAACCCAATGGATCAGCCAACACTCACAACAATGGTCGTATTATACACGATGGGAGTTCGCCTCAACACAGACACGTTAGTTCAGGACCTCCCACTTACGGACTCAATCATCAAGATCGAAAAGCAGGGAGTTCTGAAGAGGGGATCGTCAAAGCGCGACCTCATAAAGCGAAGGGCAAAGACAACTCCACCTAAGCGAACAACAGGATTTGGACATAACTCAATTACAGTCGTCGTCATGTCTGACGGCGATGGCAAGTTTCCTCGAAAGGAGATTACTGTTAAAATCTTCCAGAACGGCGTATTTCATATCACGGGCGTTCTAGACGAAACCTATGACCGAGATGTCACTACGCGGTTGCGTGGACACATCATGGAACATTGTCCTGGAGCTGTGATTTCGGGAGAATGGACTAACACGCGTCGTGTAGTGCTGATGAACTACAAGACAAAGCTAGTGGATACAAAGAATCTATCGCGTGATGCGTTATATGCATCCTTGCGGGGAAAGGGAGTTACAACAGTGTATGAACCAGCGGTCTATCCTGCAGTGAAGATCTACTTTCCAGAAACCAAGTGGATTGCAAAGGTCTTTCGCACGGGTCAGATTATCTTGACTGGAATGACTACTCATGATGAGTGTGCGTCATTAATGACAAAGTTAAAGCCACTGGTCGGAGTATAGGTATGCCCCAAACAACTCGTGAATTGACTGAAGCTGAAGTGATCGCCGGATCCCGTGGAATCAATGATGAAGATCTTACCGCCACACAACTTCAAGCACATGTTCGTAATATGGATGCGTCCAAGGAGAAATGGGCTCATCTGAAGTCAAATAAGATCCAATACGAGGAGAAGCTTCAAGAGGACAATAAGGTCCTCTATTTCAACTATCCTTCCCTTTTTCAGATGCACGCGGAGGATCGTCTTGATTCAACCTTTTTTGAAATGCTTGCTTTGAAGCGAAAGATTGAGAAGGGTGAGATTACTGCAGAGCAAGCTACTCAGATCATCGGAACTAGGCTGTCTCAGCGATTTGTTCCTGAACTGGCGCAGGGGCAACCGCAGGCATCGACGATGTCATATGCTGATTACTATAGGCAGACTCGCTAGAGTTCCAGACCTCGTGTGCATCGGTGCTCTTGTAGACCAAAAAGAAGTACTTGTAGAGCTGATCCCAAGTGCAGTCGGACATTGCATAGCACTTCATCCGACTTAGCTTGAGTCCATCAAGGATCCCACAAAGGTCTTCTTTTGTCATACTATTCTCCAAAACCAAGAAATCGTTCTCGGGGTTTTCATAGAGGGTGCGAACTTCCTCTATGCATTCCATCAGACATCTATACCCAAGAATACAGTATTGCTTTTTGTAGTTCAGATTGATCAGAGCATTACAATACTTATTGGTGAAGTTCTCGCGCTTCCACATCGGCAAAGTCCACCAGTTCTCTGTGGGCTCTTCAAATCCACCTTTTGCACGCATGACATCATCTACTTTGAGTTCACTATATGCCTGTGGAACAATAAACTGTGGTCCAAGACGATTAATCTCAGAGTTTCGGATCAGTGAAAAGTTGTTCCATCCATCGTTCATATACTGAATATATGCAAGCTTTGGGATATGAGCCATCTTGGTCTTCACTGCAGTGTGTAATAGGATTTCCTGGTCATCACAAATAGGCAAGAACTCTGAGTAGTTTCCAAGTTCATGAAGTGTAGAGCTACGCCAGATTCGCGGATGGTTCGGGACGCCTACGATATGAGAAAGGCTGTAATTATTGATGTTAGGTGTCGCAATCACATTCACCCACTTATCATTGTATTTCTGACAGTAGTATCCGGCATACCCAAGACCAAAATGATCACCGTAAGAGTGAGTATTTCCATTCTCGTAGAGATGTGCTGTCTCCATGTAGACGAATCCAATTGACTCATCTTCAAAAACTTTTACAGCATCGGATAGACACTCAGGGAGAATCTCATCATCATGATCCAACTCAAGTATATACTGTCCTCTACAAAGACTGACAGCCTCATTCTTCACATTGCCAATATTTCCACTGTTCTCTGCTCGGCGGTAAAGGCGAATGCGAGGATCCTTCTTTGCAATCGCCCGGAGAAACTCAAAATGCTTATCATCAGGAGAGTCATCCAGAACAACCCACTCCCAGTCGTGAAAGACTTGTGTCTTCAGACTGTTGTAAGGACGATAGAACTTCTGATAGGAGTTATAGCATGTTGTAAAAACTGAAAAGATAGGGCGTGTGATCTTACGAGGTAGAAGACAGTTATGGATATAGCAGTAGTTTACACCACGATTAAAGGCATCAATGTCCTTGATATTCTCATAAAAGTGAAGCCAACGAAGACGAAACCGATTTACCATATGACCCATCCGTCCATAGTATTCGGCTTCCGACTTTCCATAGGTCACGATTAGGTGATAATTAGGATCAAAAAGTTTGAGAACATCCTCTGGATTGGATGTTGGATTAACTGTACAGTTGAGTTTCTCTTCGTTCGCTGCAAGAAATGTATCAATTGCAGAATACTCTTCATCGCGGAAGAAGAGGATATTTGGATATTTCATTATTCTATTTCACTTGTTTACTCCGTAAGTTCTGTCCGCAGTTCCATAAGAATCTTACCAAGGACATTCTTACCAGGCCACTTGGATGGATCATTTGCCTTAGATGTATCAGCAGAGGTTCCAATACCCCAATACTTATCACGAGCAGAAGCCTCACCAATCGGGCGCTTTCCAGTCTCTAATAGCTTCGTCTTGAGATCCGGGTGTTGAATGAACTTGGCCTTGACCGCCATGCGCATAATGCCATCCTTCGTCTTGTCCCACTCTTCCTTCACAAAGTCCTTGACCTTCTTACCAAGTGCCTTGACTGCCTTGGGTGAAGGTGTCTTCAGAATCTTGTCAGCAATGGCTCCATCACCAAACTGCTTAGCCTTTGCCCATTGGAAGTAGTGCTCAACCGTTGGAAATGTAATGGAGTCGATCTGGAAGGGAGCCTCGTGCATATTGGAGAGCACACGCCATTCACCCTTACCCTCATCCGCTCCGAAGAACAAGACTGGCTCAGCACCGGGCTCAGCAACCTTCTTGATGATCTTCTTTTTGGGAAGTGCCTTGGCTTCAGATGGCTTCTCTTGCTCAGAACGCTCATCCTTAACCTCGGGTTCAGGCGGTGCAACTGGGAGTGTAACCTCTTGCTTCTCAGTCTCCTTAGGCTTACGAGGTTCCTTGGACCTCTCAAAGACGAAGCTCCTATGAAGGAAGCTAAATGCTTGATGCTCCTGGGTTAGGGTCACTCCATTCTGATCAGAATAGTGATCAGCAAACATTGTGCTTCCAACCAGGTCATATCCAGCCTCCTTGAGGACAGCCGTCATCTTCTCAAACGGCACTAGATACTCCTTTTGAGGCTGCTCAAAGCTCTCCAACTTGACTGAGATCGCTTGACCGAACTCTTCTGTCCATCCAGTTCCATCATCATAGTCCTTAACAAACTCACCAAAGATCTGGCGACCCGCA